CTGCCCGCCGGGTGGTGCAGGAGCGCGAGGAGTGGCGCAAGTCCGCCGCGTCGTGGCAGAAAAAGTACGAGGCAGCCGTGGCCGAAGTGGCGCGGCTGAAAGCTGAGGTTGCCCACCTGCGCGAGGAGTACGGCCGCACGATTCGCACGGACACCGGCCCGGTGGCAACCGTGCCGGCAGACCCACGAATCCTCGCAGCGCTACAGCGGGCCGAAGAACAGTCCGAGCAAGCGCTCAAGGCCGATCAAGAGTATAGGGCCGCCGTGCTGTTGCGGACGCAGCCGATCGACACCCGCGAGGCCAGGCGATGGGAGGCGGCGAAAGAGGCGTGGCTGAAACTCTTGCCGCCGCAGTCCACCTACGAGACCACGCTTCACGACTACTGCGTCGGTGGTGCGGACGCGCTGTGCCGAGCGTTCGAGGCCGACACAAAGGAGCGTGAGGGCGAGCCCGCTGGCGCGTTCGTGCACGACAACACCACCGTGTACCCTATCACGACGAAGCCCGCCCCCACCCCGCCCGCCGAGCCGAAGCGCGGCGAATTGCCGGAGTGGGCGAAGGAACTGCAACGAGCCTGGTGCGATTTACCAGAACTTCCCGGCAAGAATTGGGACCGCATGGACGCCGCGGTAGGCGACGCAACCGACGCCGCGATCGCCGCGGCCAGGGAGGGGGGCAAATGAGCAGCTATTTCAACTCCGAGCAGAACGCCGCAATCGCGAGCTGCGCCAAGGCAGGTCACCACTTCTCACCAAACTCGACGTGCTCTTGCTGCGGGTGGCCAGCCAATTCAATCGACCAAGGCAGAAGGAAATATATCGAAACACAAGAGAAGCGCATCGCCGAGCTTGAGACGGCGCTGCGAAATGTGATTCGTGACGGGGGGACGATGTCGATGTGTCTGCCGGGGAAGGCCCCCGTTGTGGTTGCATGGGACTCTACGGTCGCCGCGGCCCGCGCCGTGCTGGAGGGCAAAAAGCCATGACCATCGAACACGCCGAGAGATACCTTCAACGTCTGCGGTGCGAAAGCCCCAGCGTGATGCGCTTTCTGGACTACAAGGGGGAGCATATAAAACTCAAGAGGTCTTACACCCCGCGCCAGGCGAAGAAGCTGGCGAAGGCGGCGGAGCGTTCGCTTTTTTCCATGGCAGTCCCGGCGTTCCCACCAGCGGTGAAATCCCTTTCTAGCTACAGTGAATGGCTCATCCGTCTCATTGAGTGGTGGCGCTTTCTTCTTCGCGTCTACGACGAATCCCGGCGCCTGCGAGCGATCGGGGAGGGGCGGTGATGACCACAGCACACGACAAGTTGCCGTCGATCGTGACCCGAGAGGCCGACACTGACGTTGATATGGACGTCGCCCGGGCACAACTGCGCACGTGTGCCGAGTCGGTCGGGACACTCCTGCCGATCGCGAGCGCGAAGACGCTTGCCGACGCATTCAACGCCCTCAATGCCGAGCGCGACGCCTTGGCGGCCGAGTACGGCACTCTGTCCGAAATGTACCGAGACGCGGTTGACGTTATCAGGGACGCCATCGGCGGTGATTTTGAAACATTGGCCGAAGGGGCGGGCCGCCTGGCCGAAATTTGCGCCGCGCACCGGGGCGAGAGAGACGACCTGCATCGCAAACACGAGGCGGTGAAAGTAGAGCGCGACACCTACAAGGCCGAGGCCGACGAGGCCCAGCGGGCCAACGACGGGCTGGCGGAGTCGGTGGCGAGGCTGGCCCGTGAGCGCGACGCCTTGGCGGCCAAGTGCGATAAATTCGCCGAGGATTTACAGAAGACGAGCATGGAACTAGCGGAAACCCAAGCACTGGAGCTGAACCATCAAGGTGCATGCGTGCGTTTGAAAACGGAGCGCGACAGAGCCCAGCAACAATTACTAGAAGCGCAAGCCAGCCTGCGCGTTCTTGGCGGTGATTTGGAGGCTGCGAGGCGCGGACGCGACGCCTTGGCGGCTCAGCTCGCGGACATGTCAGAAAACGCCGCGGGCGCCTGGTGCGTGCTGGGCAAGAAGGCGTGCACCCCAAAGTGCCGCTGTCTGGTGCACGCCGAGGCGGACAAGTCCGCCGCCGACCACGCGGTTGCGGAGGCGGTCTCTGCGTGCATTGACGCGACCGATAGGATGGGAGACGACGAGCACAAATACACATTGGTCCACCCGGAGACATGGGACGCCGTATTCGACGCCGACGCAAATAGGAGGGGACGGTGAACAAAGAGCAGGTCAGATGCCAGCGTTGTGGTTACGAATTCGCGCAGGTGGTCGCGCTCAACGCCCTACAGGCTCTCTCGGTTGATATCCCGCCAGAGGTAAAGGCAGCGGTGCGCTATTGCGTGGACGGGACTCCGCATGTTTTCGACATCACCGCCCTCGACGCCCGGCGCGGGGGCAAGTGATGCGCGCAATCTACGAACCCCGCGGCGCCGCGCGTGAGTACGCCGAGAGGGCGGTAAATTTGTATACGGGCTGCTCGCATGGGTGCCTTTACTGTTTCGCGCCGAACCTCCCGGGCAAGCTGAGGATGACACGCGAGCAATTCAAGCACTGCGCGCCAAGGGACGGCATCCTCGATGCTATTCGCAAGGATGCGCCGAAGCACGCGGGGCGAGAAGTATTGCTTTGCTTCACCTGCGACCCGTATCCTGACGGGCAACCGCATCAGCTCGCCAACGACGCAATCAAGGCGCTCCACGACGGTGGTTGCAGGGTCAACGTGCTGACCAAGAGTGGCGGCGGCAGCAAGTCGTGCCTGCCGCTACTCACCCCGCGCCTGGATAGCTACGGCGCGACGCTGACGTTTGCGAATACGGACGACTCATACAAGTGGGAGCCGGGCGCGGCGCCACCGCATGAGCGAATTGATTATCTGTGCTATGCGCACAGCCGAGGCATCCGCACATGGGCCAGCATCGAACCGGTGATCGACCCCGAGCAGAGTCTTTACCTGATTGAGCAATGCAAGATCGGTGTCGACGTGGTGAAGATCGGGAAATGGAACCATGACGCCCGCGCCAACGCGATCGACTGGCAGGCCTTCGCCGAGCGGGCCGTCGCGCTCTGCAAGTCGCTCGGCCTGCCCTACGTACTCAAGGCCGACTTGGCGAGGTGGGCGGGGTGACGATTCTCGAGCAGCTCGCCGCGCGCCACTCGTCGGACACCTTCGTCCCCGAGTGCCTGTGTGGGTCGGCCGGCAGCCGGCGGTTCGACGCCTGGGCCTTGGTCTCCACCTGGTCGCCGATGACGACGATCGGCTACGAGGTCAAGGTGTCGCGCTCGGATTTCGTACGGGACACCAAGTGGCCGGAGTACCTGCCCTACTGCCACCTGTTCTACTGGGTGTGCCCGCCGAAGGTGATCGCGGTGAACGAGGTCCCCGAGGGCTGCGGGTTGATCTATGCCGGGGCCCGGCTGCTGACCAAGGTCAAGGCCCCGCGCCGGGAATCTGACCCGAAGTGCCTCACCGAGATCATGACCCACGTCCTCATGTGCCGGGCGCGCGTTGCGCCGGGGTTTCGTGCGGGGTACATCGAGCCTGAAAGCGGCGCCGACTACTGGCGGCGGTGGCTTGCTGAGAAACGCGAGCACGCGGATCTAGGGCGGGCGGTAGGTGTCGCGCTTCACGCCGAGGTCAGACGGGCACAACAAGAGGCGATGGAAGCGCAGGCCGAGGCAAAGGGCTACGAGGCATTCAAGGAAGCCCTCCGGGCCGCCGGCATGAACCCCGACCACCCGAGCCAGTGGAGCGCGCGGCGCGAGGTGCAGAGGTACGTGCATGGCGACGACAGGCTCAGGAGACTCGCGGAGAGTGCGCGGCGGCTGAGCGCGGAACTCGACGAGGTGGCGGGTGACGCCCATGTGTAACCCCGACCTCCTCACCCGCCACGAGGCGGACGAACGATCGACGTGATGGCCAGGAGATGAAAACGTGACCGGCATTTGGCGAAGTGCGGATGGATCGATTGAGCTGAGATGCTGTTATAACGGTTGACACAAAACCAATAACGGTGTATACGTCATCATGGGAAAACAAAAACCATTCGATCTGGAAAAGGCATCGGAGATGTATGCGTCCGGACTTTCTACTCCCGATGTCGCAAAAGCGATGGGTGTTTCGCCTGCAACGGCGCAGCGGAGGCTTCGAGGATCTGGGGTTGTAATGCGGTCCTGCTCGGAGGCAGCGGCTGCGTCGTTCGCCAACGGGAGATCACCACCCAGATTCTGGCTTGGCAAAAAGCAACCGGCTGAGATGGTGTTAAAGAGGGCGAAGAAAACAACCGGACCAGGAAACGGAAGATGGATCGACGGTAGATCGGTACGCGAGTACAGAAAACTGGTTGAAAAGTACGAATGCGAAAAATGTGGTACCAGGATAAAATTAGTTATTCACCACATCAACGCCGACCACTACGACAACACAGACGGCAATCTGTCTGTTTTGTGCGAGTCGTGCCATAACGCCCTTCACGTCATGGCCCGTCATGCGAGAAACAGAGGTGAAAAAACCATCCCAAAAAGCAACACGCCGTGCGGGTGGAATCGTGTAAAATGAACTCTGAATTATTCCCTGTGCCCGAGTGCGACCGTTCGCGCGATGCCTGGCGGACGCCGCTCTCGTTGTTCAAGGCGCTTGATGCGGAGTTTCACTTCGTCATCGATCTGGCGGCGGACGAAACCAACCACCTCTGCCCTCGGTACTTCACGGCCGGCGACGATGCGCTCAGACAGGCGTGGCCGCGGGCGGACGAGGGTTGGTGTTGGCTCAATCCGCCGTTCTCTCGACTGCCGGGATTCTCGGCAGAGGCGGCCAGCCAGCACAAGCACGGCTCCAACGTCGTCATGCTGGTTCCGGCGCACCGTGTCGAGCAGGCGTGGTGGCACACGAACGTCCTAGGTGTTGCGTCTGAAATCCGGTTCCCACGGGGCCGCGTCGAGTACGTGCCGCCGCCGGGCGTCAGGTCGAGCGGGCCGGCGTTCCCGTCTGTGATCGTGGTGTACCGGTGGCCTGTGACGTTCGAGACGCGCGCCGTGAGCTGGTCGCCCCGCCTCTTCGCCGACCAGGAGGACGCACTGTGAACCACAGGGACAGACTCCATGCGGAGAGAGAGGTTTGCCGCGCACTCGCCGAGGCTCAGTCGCGGCTGCTCAACTACAACGATCTCTCCGGGGCGATCGGGTGGTCGCTGCTCGCCGTGATTCGCATATCGAATTTTCCCGGCGGAGACCTTGCTGCTGCGGCGCTTGCGGAAGAGTTCGCCGAGCATAGGCGGGGCGCCGACCAGGAGGACGCCCGATAATGGACCTCCGCCCCTACCAGCTTTCGGCCGTCTCCGCCTACCAAGCGGCTCTCGCCGACAAAGTACGCCGGTCCTTGATCGTGTTGCCGACCGGCACCGGCAAGACGGTTGTCGGTCTGCGCATTGCGCGAGAAGTCGGAGGCCGCTGTCTGTGGCTCGCGCATCGCGAGGAGCTGCTCGACCAACCGTTGCGCACGTTGCCGCACGTCTGGCCTGTGCGGGGTGGCGTGGTCAAGGCGGCCCGTGATGACTGCCGCGCTCAAGTGGTGTTCGGGAGCGTGGCAACATTGCGCAACGAGGCACGTCTAGATCGCTGCGGGCTGTTTGATTTCGTGGTGGTCGACGAGGCGCACCATGCGCCGGCCGAAAGTTACCGGATGATCCTTGAACGGCTCGGCTGCTTCACCAGCGGTCCGCCGATTCTCGGGTTGTCGGCGACGCCGGAGCGCGCGGACAAGCAACAGCTCGATCAGATATTCGAGTCGGTCTGCTACAGCTACCCGCTCCGATCGGCGATTGAGCAAGGGTATCTCGTTGCGGTCAAGATGGAGGCGAGGCCGATCGCCGTTGATCTAGACGCCATCAAACAGCGGGCCGGAGATTTCGAGACGAGCGAGCTGGCGTTGTCGCTGTTGCGCGCCGGAATCGTCGAGCAGGTGGCACTTGCTGTCCGCGAATTGGCGGCCGATAGGCGCACGCTGGTCTTCACGGTTTCGGTTGACCAGGCGCGGTTGACAGCAGAGGCGTTGACCGCTGCGGGCGTATCGGCGAGCTGGGTTGCTGGTGAGCTAGCGACGTCGGAGCGGCGCGCGCGGATCACGGCGTTTGCCGCCGGGCGCATTCGCGTTTTGTGCAACTGCATGGTGCTGACCGAGGGATTTGACGATCCCGGAGTCGAATGCATCGCGATGGCGCGGCCGACACAGAGCAAGTCGCTCTACGTGCAGTGCGTCGGTCGCGGGTTACGGATCGCGCCGGGGAAAGCGGATTGCCTGTTGATCGACATGGTCGGGTTGTCACGGCGTCACACGCTGATCCAGGCGCCGATCATCTTCGGCGAGGAGGCCGGGCTTGAGGCGCGGCGCGCTGCCGATGCGGCGTTGACCGCCGAGAAGGATGAAGAGATCCGGCTGCGGCATTGGGCGCCGATCATGATCCATCAGGTCGTCGGCCTGCAAGGGTTCTCGCGGTCGTCAATGTCGTGGGTACGGACGGAGGACGGGCGTCTGGCGATGAGCTGCGGAAAGTTCGGCACGCTGCGGATCTCTCCTGATGCCGATCTCTGGACGGTGGATGTTGTCGGCCGTCGTGAGGGTGCCTCGCGCGAGGCGCTGACCGTCGAGCCCGTGGATCTCGAATTTGCCCAGGGGCTCGCTGAGGACTACGTCCGCCGGATCGGCGTCACGTCGATCGCGATCAAAGAGGCGTCTTGGCGGTTGCGGCCGGCGAGCGATAAGCAGATCGCCGCGCTCAAGAGATGCGGCGTTGCCGTTCCATCGACGCTGACCGCGGGAGAGGCGAGCGACGCGCTCACGGCGTCGGCAGCGGCGTCGAAGGGACATGACCCGGCGACACCGAAGCAGATCGCTTACCTCGCACGGCTTGGGATCGAGACCGAGGAGGGGATCACCAAGCGGGAGGCGGGGAGGCTGATCGCGGGGGCGCGGGGAGAATGACACGCGGCCCGACTTGCGCTATACGCCACCGCCCCGGTAGCTCCGGGGCATAACCGCGCGGCGCCCCGTTCCCCCCTGCGGGGCGCCGTCGCAGACAGGGGTTTTGACATGCTGACGTGCTCTCTCGGAACCAACCGCAAATCTCCGCGTGGCACCCGCTACTCGTTTGCCGCACCACACGACCTCGCGGCACTACTCACCTCACGCAAGCCGGACGCCGAGCACTGGTGGTCGCCGTACTGCTGGACCGGCGACTTGCGGTCAGGGGAGGCGTGGGAATCGGCCTGCGCCGTGGCGATCGACCTCGACTACCACGACGACACCGGGGCGCACGCGGTGCCGCCGGATGACGTCCGGCAGCGGCTCGGCGAGGCACGACTTTCGGCGACGCTCCGGCACGAGACGCCGCGGGGCGAGCGGCTGATCCTGGTCTTCGATTCGCTGTGCACCGATGCCGATGCCGTGGGGGCCGCGCTCGACGGGGCGTTGGTGCGGGCCAGGCAAGAACTTGACGCCGCCGGGCTCCCGGCTCCGGTCACGCCTCGGGATGGCCCGGGGACCGCCGGCGTGGTCGTGGACGGCGCTGTACGTGATCGGGCCCGCATCCTCTTCTGCCCGCGCGCCTTGGTGCCGTCGGACGAGCCGGACGCAGAGGGTGTCGTCCAGCCGCGTGACGCGCAGGTGCGGGTGTGCGGGCTGCTGACGCCGATCGGCGATCTTCTGGCGCTCGTGAAGCCGCCGCCACCGCCCGCCAGCATTCCGCAGGGCCCGCGGCTCACAGACGAGAGGCCGGGCGACGCCTTCAACCGCCAGGCGAGCTGGGGTGATGTGCTCGAGCCGCACGGGTGGCGCATCGCCGGGCCGACGGCGCGCGACGGCAACACGCCATGGACGCGGCCGGGGAAGGACTCGGGGACATCGGCGACGACCAACGAGACCCATTGCTACGTCTTCACCTCATCTACGTGCCTCGAGCCCAACCGCTCATACTTGAAATTCACCCTTTACGCGGCGCTCAACCACGGCGGGGATCTGAGCGCGGCCGCGCGCGAGCTTGCCGGAAAGGGCTTCGGATCGCACAGGCCTTCGCGCTCTGTGCCGAGTCCGCTTGCCCAGCCGAGCCCGGGCGGTGCCGTGGTGGGCCCGGCTTCCGCCACCGGCGCAACATCCCGGCCCGGCGAGCCGCCCGCCGCCGCTGCCGTCGCCGGAGAACTCGACCGTCTCGACGGCAAGCCGATCTACTACTGGGATCCAGGCTCGTTCGACAAAGCGATCGTCTTCGCGCTCGACAGGTTGCAAGAGGAGAGCGAGGTATTCCAACGCAGCGGACGGCTCGTGATGGTAGCGCGCTACAGCAAGACGCAGGACGAAGAGGACGTGAAGCGGCACGAGGGACAGCCCGTCATCGTCCCGATCTCGGGTGGCCGGATAAAAGAGATGCTCTGCCGCGGGGCGTGGCTCAGATTCGACGCCCGCAACGAGAGGTGGAAGCCGTCCGACCCACCCGACAGCGTGGTCAAGGACCTTGTCGAGCGTTACGACTATCCCGGCATCCGGCCGCTCGACGGTATTTCCTCGGTGCCGATCATCCGAGAAGACGGCTCAATTTGGGATGCGCCTGGATACGACCACGCCACACGCTACCTGTACGCGCCATTCGGCAAGACATTCTGCGCGCCGATTGTTGCCACTCACGAGATGGCCAGGCAATCCTATCGCGAGCTGCTGGAGGTTATCGAAGACTTCCCGTTCGTCGACCAACACCACCGCTCTGTTTGGGTGTCGTGCCTGTTGTCGGTTGTCGGTTGGAACACATTCAAAGACGGTGCTCCGATGCACATGTTCGACGCCAATGGTTCGGGCACAGGCAAGACTAAATGCGCCGATTGCGTGAGCCTGATCGCGCGCGGCGTTGAAGCCGCCTCGATACCGCCAGGGTTGCGAAACGAGGAGCTGGAGAAGCGGCTGACCGCTTGCGTGATCAGCGGTGACACGATCGTCATGTTCGACAATCTCAAAAACGGCTCACTGTTCGGCGACGAGCTGCTCGACATGACGCTTACCCGCCACATTTGGAAGGGCCGACGACTCGGGGAGAGCGAGAACGTCGAACTTCCGATGAATATCGTCTGGATTTCGTCGGGCAACAACATCGGCGTGCGGGCGGACGCCGCGCGGCGCGTGCTTCGCGCCAGAATCGAGTCTCCGCTGGACAACCCGGGAGTCAGGAAGCCGGAGGACTTCCACCATTGGCCGCTGGAGAGTTGGGTGCTCGACGAACGCGCGCGATTGGTGAGCGCAGCTCAGGTGATTCTCAAGGCGTACATCGACGCCGGCAAACCAAGGCACGGCCGAGACGCGCTCGGCTCTTACGACGGCTGGGATACAGTTATCAGGGGGGCGATTATCTGGGCAACGGATGGCGACGCCGACCCCGTCCAGTGTTCGTGCCTGCACGACCCGAGTGCGGACCCCGACGCCGAGTCACACCGCAAGATTCTCCACGCATGGCGCGTTGTCGACGGGCCGGTCACGGCGTCTCAGTTGTTGGCCGAGATGAACTCCCGTGGTGGTATCTACTCGGAGCTGAGAACGGCAATCGAAGAGACGATACCCGGGCGCAATGGGCGTGTCGAGCTGACGGCAAAGTCAATCGGCTACGCGCTACGGAAAATCAAAGGCAAATGGCGCAGTGTCGACGGCCAGCAGATGGCAATCGGGGCGAAGAATGGGAAGTTGGGTCAGACGTGGTTTTTGATGGTCAATGATGGGAAAAACGACGCCGGTGACGCTCGCGGTGGCCGCGATGATGGCGACAACGTCGGCCATGGCGACAACGGAAACGGCCACCGCGGAGAGCCATCGGGTCCCGGGCAGCAAGACCTCGGGTTCGAGGACGATCAGGGCGTGCCATTTTGACACGGGTGATGGTGGTGACTCTGCGGAGTTTACGGCGAAAAGTTTCAGAATTAAAACGACAAACTTAAACAATGCCGAGCAACCTGGTGGTGATGAAGGTTATAGCAGGTTATCCTAGTATCCTACGTGGGCTGAATGGCATATATAACATATGGTAGATGTGATATATGACATACTGCCTAGGGGGACGGGGGGAATCACCTGTTATCGTTCCATCACCTACCGGCTCTTTTCAGGCTTGACATCTCTGGTTTAATTTGCTAGATAATCGCAATGGAAAAACTTCTACAAAATCCGTCACCAGAACCGGACGCCGACCTGGTCACTGAACTCAAGTTTGCCTACGACGAATATTTCTTCGCAGCTAAGCGCGTCGAGATCGCCTATCTTGAAAAGCTGTTCCCGGTGCTCAGGTCCGCCCTTGCCTCGTCTGGCTACTCGATCAGGGTGGCGGCCGGCAAGCTTGGGTGCCAGGTGCCGTGGCTGCGGTCGATGATCAAGCGGTCGGATGAGCTTGAACGCGAGTGTCGGGCCAACAACAAGCGCGGAAGGCCGATCGGGTCGTGACTCGTTCGTCTGCACCCGTACCGGCCACGCCCGATGTCGCCGCTCTGGTGCGCCAGATGCGCGAACTCGGCGCCGACATCCGGCTCGAGGGCGACGGCAAGGCGACGCTGGTCGGCGGAGAGAAGCTGGGCCCGGAGCTGAGGAATGCGCTGGGCGCGGCGAGAGACGCTGTGCTGGGCTACCTCGCAGCCGAACAAGGGGGAGTCGAAATAGAGGCGCCATCGGGGCGCTGGCGAGTCGGAGAGGGCAGCGGGGAGGCGGGCGATGGGCCGGCCTGGCTTGGAGTGGCTGAGATCAGGGCGATGGCTCCAAGGGGTCGGTGGCCAGACGAGACGCTGCGCCACCTGCACGAGGTCAAAAAGATCCTCGGAGGAAAGATTATCGATGTTCTACCCGTTGAAAAAACATGTGATCTTGAAGAAGGCGATACCGATTGAGCACACGACGGCGAAGCGCGGACGCAATTACGGCGAGTCGAAGATCCAGAAGTCGTGCGTGCGTTGGTTGCGCGAGCGCGGTGTGTTGGTCCAACACCTCAAGCAAGGGAGCAAGTCGTACAACGCCAGGCGCAACGATTACGAGATGGGGTGCACTCTCGGGGCGGCGGACATCGTGATATTCGACAGAGTGTGCGTACCCGGCACGACATCGGCCAACGGGTTCAATCGCGCGCTCGCCGTCGAGTTCAAAACTCTCACAGGCAAACAGTCCGACGATCAGAAGCGATGGCAAGCGGCTGTCGAACGCCGTGGGTGGGCGTATCGAATCGTTCGCAGTCTGACGGAGATGGAAGCGGTTGCTCGGGAGTTTGGGTTGCCGACTGAGGTTCCTATGACAATGGAAGGAGTCTAGGAAATGCTGACGATTGAAGAGCGAATGTCATCGGTGGAGGATCTGGTTAAGGTTCTCTGTGGCAGGATTGGCGCGCTGGAGGAGGCGAGAAACAGAGGCCAGCATAAGTTTCACGACGAGGTTTACGCTACCATGGAGATCGACCGCTATCGCGGCACGATTGCATCACAGGAGAAGAGGATCAAGGAGCTGGAGGCGCAGTGCAAGCTTACATGGAGGCTCGACGACAACGCCGAGGCCCCGCTTGCGGTGGCGTGCGAGAAGATGGAGGCGACGATCAAGAAGCTAAAGGCCGAGCTTGCGAAGGCTGATGATCAATGCGTCAGCCTGACGACCGAGAGAGACAAACTGATTGCGTCCATGTTGGAGATCAAGCGTTTGGCCATTTCGTCCGGGAGGTCGGGGTCATGATCACCTTTGTCTGCGGTTTCGGCCGATGCGGCAGCAGTCTCGTGATGCAGATGCTCGACGTTGCGGGGCTGCGGTGCGCTGGTTTCTACCCGGCGTTCGAGGTCGAGCACCCGCTGCGTGCTACGTTCGATCACGACGCGATAAAATGGCTCAACCCGCAACCCGGCGACGGTATCGTGCCTCGCGAGTGCAGGGCAGTGTGGCTCGACCGCAACGCAAAACAACAAGCGCAATCGGTGTCGAAGTTTCTGAAGGCGGCCAGCAGACCAATCTCGCCGAAGTCGGAACGCGGCTACCGCGAGGCGTTCGGGGAGGACCGCCCGACATCGCTAGCGTATGTGCGGCGCGCAACATTGGATCACGTGCTCGTGATGCGATTCGAGGACTTGATTGCGAGACCGTTGGAAAGCGCACAACAGCTCGCCGTGTTCGTCGGTCAAGGCGACCCTGAGAAGATGGCAGCGGTTGTCATGGATCGTGGGCCGGAGTGCTTGCCGGGGTTGTTGGAGGAGGAGCTGGCGAAAAGAGGGAAGCGAGATGGGCGTCTTTAAACTACCGAGCCGCAAGCGCGGTCGCGCAACAAAAGCGAGGAGAGACATGGGCAAGGGAAGTCGAGCGCGCCCGTTGTCGGTGACGCGGGAGGAGTACGATCGGCGATGGGCGGCTACGTTCGGGCGCAAGGTTGACAAATCGCCCATTACTGAGGCACAACAAGATCAGGATGCCTCTGACGACTCAGCAGATCGAATGGGCCAGGCGGTACTCGCGAAGCCGTAGCACGGTCGACGCAGGCAAGCCGCTCGGCGTGTCACCGACCCAGGGCCGCGCGTGGCTAGCCGATCCCGAGGTAGCGCAAGAGATCGCAGACGCACAAGACGAGCGCGCGGCGGCGCATCCGCAGCCGGAAGATATCATCGAAGAGTGGCACGCCCTGTCGCGCGTCGACCTCCTCCGCGATTTTGTTATCGAGGGCGGGGTCGTCATGCTGTCCGAACACGCAAGCGCGGCGGCCGGGCGGTGCGTGCGCAAGCTTAAGATCAAGGCAAACGGCGACGTGGAAATCGAGCTGCGCGACCGTGACGAGATGCTCCGTCACCTGGCCGAGTGGAGGGGGATCGCGACGGTGCAACAGCCGGGGATGCGACAGGGGCAGCCGTTCGAGACGACTCTCGTCGTGAGCTCGGCGGACCCGCGTGTCGTGTCGCCCGACGAGCTGCGAGAGGCCAGCGGGCAGAGCGCGATCCAGGTCAACCGATTCGAGATCCCGAAAGAACCGCAGCGCGACGGGAACCCCCCCCAGGTTGACGGCAAGTGATCAGGATCCCTCTCGACCGACTCAACCCCGGGCAACGGCGCCTCCTGGCCGCGCGTTCGTGGCGCGTGCTGATGGCCGGCGGTTACGGCTCGGGCAAAACGACAGGGCTTGCGATCAAACTCCTGACACTCAAGTCGATCAACGGTGAGGCCCCGGGGATGCTGATTGCGCCGACTTGGCGGATGATGTGGTCAGTGACGCTGCGCAACCTGTGGCGCATTTTGAGACAGTCTCTGCCGCCTGACAGGATGCCAAAGATCCGTGACCGTAACGGCGAGTGCTATCTGGACTTCGGCGACGGGAGCCCTGTGTTTCTTCGCAGCGCGAGCGATCCCGGGAAGATCGACGGGCTCGACGTTGGATGGGTTTGCGGCGACGAGCTGCGCTACTGGAAACAAGAGGCGTTCGAGGTCACGCAGGGCCGCGTGCGCGTGCGGTGTCCTCTGCCCCAGCTCGCCTTTGCTTCGACGCCGGCAATGGGCTGGATGTCGGATGAGTTCAACACGGGCAAGGTGAATCACGAGCTGATCACGGCGCCGACGCGCGAGAACCTGGCGAACCTCGCGTCGAATTACGTCTCGAACCTCCGACAGTCGTATTCGCCACGGCTCCAGCGCGCGGTGCTGGACGGGCAATTCACCATCCTCGAGGGTTCGGTCTTTGAGGCGTTCGACCCCAACCCCGAGACATCTCCCTGGATCGTGAACTACAACCCGCGGTGTAACGGGGTCGAGTACAAGCCGCACTACCTGGCGTGCGACCCGGGCTACCGACGGTCGGCTTGGATCTGGGTGCAGGAGATCGGCGCGATGCAGTGGATCGTGGTTGACCAGATGATGCTCGACAACACGACGGACGGCGACGCGGTGCGAGCGGTCAACGCCAGGGGTTGGCCGGTTGACGAAATCTGGGTTGACCCCGCGGCGCGCGCAAAGCAGAGCACGATGGGGCTCGACACGATCCAGTTGATGCGGCAAATCAAGACGCGCAAACAGGAGGCGATCCGGTACGTGACCGGAGTGCATCGCGGGATCTCCTACGGGGTCGACAAGCTGCGGGTCCTGATCGGCGACCCATACAACATCTACCAGCCTTTGCGCCTGGGCTTCACGCGCGAGCTCGCGCTGCGCGAGGCGGGGAAAGAGCGTGGGATCGTGCGCGACCTCGGGGCCCTGCGCTACCCTGACGATCGCGAGGGGCGGCCGGTCGCCGACGTTCCGGTTGACGACGGGGTGACCTCGCACTCGACGGACGCGATCCGGTATTTCGCGGTCGGGCGTTGGCTGTGCGATCGAGGGTTGCAAAAGTTGGAGGTTGCGGGTAGGGTTGGCGGTGCGGGGTACAAGATCGCCGCGTAGGAGCATTGCAATGGGTTCTCCGTTTGGAATGGTCAAGGTCAACGTCGAGATCACCCCCGCCGCCGGGCAAGGTCGGTTGTGGTTCGCCATCGAAGCGGGCGCAGGCGAAGGCGTGCAGACGTACAAGCAGCTCGGCGCGTGGATCGGCGAGCGTTGCGCCAAGCAGCTCGAGATCCTGAGTTCCAAGATCGCCGCAGATTCTGTCGAGCAATCGGCGTCCCTGTCAGCCCCCGCGCCCGCGGCCAAGCCAGCGTTGCCGGCCACCGTCTCCGAACAGACCGAGCGCGCGCGCCCGACCACTGCCGTCGTCGAGCCCAAGCGTCGCCGGAGCTGACCCGTGGGAATCTTCGACTCGGCCAGCGCCGATCAGATCCGCGCGCTCGCGCGCGAGGCGGTCTTCACCAGGTCGCCGGCCGGCACCGACTACGATACCGCTTGCCGCTACCTTGCGGGGCAACAATACGAGGACGTGGCTGGCCTGCTGCGCCAGCGGTTTCCGTCGTCGCAATCGGGCGAGCCCGGTCAAGAGATGGTGCCGTTTACGATCAACCTCACCGAGCGATACGTCTCGGAAGCGGCCAACGTCTACGACAAGGGCGCCAAGCGTAAGCTGGTAGACGAGAATGGCGAGGAGTCGGAAGCCACCAAGGCCGTTACTGAGGCGATGAATCGCCATGCGGACGAGATCCAACTAGACGAGACGATGTGTCGCGTCGATCAGATACAGAATCTAATCGAGTCGTGCGCGTTGTCGTTTGGCCAGAAGCGCGCGAAGCTCAGCCTTCGGATCGTGCTCCCGCAGCACGCGGCGCTGGTGAAGAGCGATGAGCAGACGTTCGACGACGCAGACCAGGAGGACTACCGGGCGTACATCGTTCGCCTGACCGAGCTGGACAATCAGGCGCGCGCGCGCTTCGCTTGGTACGCCCGAACCGAGACCGCGATCTTTCGCGGGATGGACGCGCAGAAGGTCGACACGATCGAAGGCGTCTACCCGAACCCGTGGTCCTGGCCGCAGGCCGTGCAGACCGACCCGACGAAGAAAGCCGAGACGCAAGATCGGCCGCTGATGCCGCTCGTCTGGTGGCATCGGGTCGAGCCGATCGGCGAGCTGTTGTCGCCCGGCGAGTCGTCGATCGTTGCCGCAAACCGAGAGATCAACGTTGCGCTGTCGGTGTTGATGGACACGTTTCGCTTTCAGGGGTTCGACACGCCGGTGTTCAATCTCGCCGATCCGAACTCTCCGAAGGCGAAGCGCAGGGTCGGTGCGCGGTTCCCGGCGACGTTGGGGATTGAGGAGACGTTCTCGTTTGCCCATTCGTCGGCGCCGTATACCGAGATGGTCAAGACGATCACCGATTACCTGCGCATGGTCGCGATGTGCCTGCGCATGAGCGGCAACGACTTCTCGATTGATGCTCAAGCCGCCACGTCGGGGTTTTCCAAGTTGGTCGACGCATTGCCGAAGATCGAGGCGCGTGCGGCTCGCGTTCGTCGGTTGCGCCGGATGGAGTCGGAATACCTGTGGCCTCGGATGTGCGCGATCCTGCAATGGCTGGACGTGCTACCGGCCGGCACCGAGAAGTTGCGGCTCGTGACCGAGTTTCCCGATGTCGAGTTCCCGCAGACGCCAGAGGAGATCGCGAAGGAGTTGGAGACGGATATCAAGTACAACCTCGACACGGCGGCGAACGTCTATGCGCGCCGCCATGGGGTCAGCGTCGAGGAGGCCGAGGAAGCAGTCAAGAAGAACGCCGAGAAGAATCGCGAGTTGCGCCAGGCTGAGCAACAGGCGGGCGGGGCTCAGGGTCCTGGGCAGATGTTCGGGCAGGCGCCTGGGCAACGGCCCGGTCAACAGGTCGGCCAACCTGGTGGGCCACAGCAAAGCCGGCTGGGCTCTCTGATCCGAAAGCAGCGGAGCGGAAATGCTGACGCGGAATGACCAAGCGGTCGCCGCGCTGCATGACGCGCAGGACGCGGCAGAGGACAGGATCGAGAGGGCGAAGGAGATCAGCGACAAGATCGTCCGTCGCGAGATCGTGAAGATGCTGGACGATGGTAAGCCGATAGAAGAAATCTTCGAGGCGCTGGCGCTTTCCGTCGAGGACGCGCTTGCCGATGAGACGACGCGCGCCGTGCGCGAAGGATACGAAGCCGCGAGGCGCGCGTCATGATCAGCGTCGAATGGGAGATCCCGCTCAAGTTCCCCGACTTCAAGCTCGACGAGAAGGCGTTGAGGGAGATCGGGCGCGCGATCGAGATCGACACCGTCACCAACATCAAGGATCAGAAGAGGATCGACGGAAGCGCCATCAAGAAGAACTCGCCGTACTACGCCAAGTGGAAGCGGGCGGCAGGGTACGGCACCAGGTCGCTGATCGCAAAGGACAAGAGTCTGGTCAAGCTGAAAAACAAGAGCTTCGCCGCAAAGACCAGCGTCTCCGAGCGTTCCGTTACGGTTGCGCCAGCGGCCGGGAATGCGGCGGACCGATCGGGATGGGCGCAGGAGAAGGGATACACTGAGTGGTTTGGGATCTCGCCGCGGGCCGTTGACGCGATCCAAGCGGCTCTCGCGCGATTCATCGAACGGGCGTGGAAGAAGGCGGCCGGTAAGTGATTCCCTACGATCAGGCGTTTGTGATCCGTGCTCGCCGAGCCATCGACCATGGACTCGCGGACGCGAGGGCGTTCGTGTCGCTGGCGAAGGCGTCGGGTCTGTCGCTCGATCGCACGGCTGAACTGTTGCAGGAGGACCTGGAAAACGAGGGCCCAATCTTCGGGAAGTTCATGCGCTCCCTCCGCGGGGCGGCCGCGGCCAGCGTTGAGACAGCCGCTCGACAGGGTGAAGTCCTCGGGTACTTGAATCGCAATCGTGAGTTCAACCAAGACGAGATCGACTACATCATCGACGGCGCGGACCCCGACGATCTGGCGGAGGCTGCCGGTAACGCCGACGATGAGGAGGTGGTCTATGTCGCCATGCTGGTCAACACCTGCGAGCGCTGCCTCCCGTATCATGGTACGGTGATGACGCGGCGTGAATGGGCTGAGCGCGGGATCGAGCCCGGCCCAGGCGGCACCATGCACGAGGGATGGGACAGCGAATGCAAATGCCGATTCATGCCGGTCGAGGACCTGGATCGCCCCGAGCTGATGGCGCCGCTCAAGCGTGTCCCAAAAAAGGACAGCGAAGGGCGCAAAATCAGCGGGCGTACCGTGCGCGACGTGTCGCAGATCGACGTTGACAAAGCACTGGCAGCAGTCGAGAAGGCGAAAGAGAGCGAAGCCGGTCGCCGCGCGTTGCGGTGGATGGGCAAGGCAAATGAAGGAGCAGACGATGAATGAAGAAGCCAAGACGGACACAGCGGCGCAGGTCGTGACCGGACCAGAGCCCGCTGAAGCCGAACCGAACAAGAAGCTCGAGCAAGAGACGCCGCCCGATCCCGACAAGTGCGAGCAAGGCGTCTACCGAGTGGCGGTGACGTTCAAGTGCTCGTGCGGGTACGCCACCGGCAACACGAGCCGAGCGGCGTTGCAGGCCGCAGTCAACAACGGATCGATCCGCGCCAAGTGCACCTCGTGCGGCAAGTGGCTTTTCCTGTTGCCGGCGCAAACCATGGTGATGCAGGCCGGTCCCGCTCCTGGTCAGATCGTCCGGCCAAACCGGCTACAGCGGCGCGCGGCGAGAGCAATGGCTCGCACCAAGGGCGGGCTGATCGTGCCGAGGTAGGGCCATGTGGCGGAATTTTGATTGGGTCTGCAAGACCTGCGGCTTGCGCAGCGGGCAGTTGATCCAGGTGGCGCAAGGGACGCCCCCCGCCCACTGGCCCCGCTCTGCCGATCTGCCATGCCGCCGCTGCCGGCGAGACACGGCGCACGATCGCGTGGTGTCGCGCCCGGCGTGCTACTCGCGCGCGAAGATCCGGGCGCAGATCGCCGGCGGGACATACGACACGATGGGATACAGGCGGTTGACGCCATTCCCGAAGTCGCCCGACAAGTTCGAGTCGTATGCCGAGTTCAAGGATTACGTGAACACGCCAGAGTATCGAGAGGCAACGGCAAAGCGCAAGGTTGAACGTGAGCAAAACGAAGCCAAGCAGGCTCGGACAAAGCTGATGGAGGCCGGTGTCGACATCGATCTAAGAGAGTATCAGTTGCCCGGTGACGATCCGTTCATCCGGGAATAACAGGAGAGACAAGTGGCAGAAGACATCAAGCAGGATCCAGAGAAGAAGCCCGACGACAAGCCGGCAGATCCCAACGCTCAGAAGTTGGCCGAGCTGCAAAAGGCCAACGAAGAGCTGGTGAAGAAGATCAAGGCGGCCGACGACGCCGAGGCGAAGAAGAAGGCCGACGAGAAGAAGAAGGCCGAAGAATCCAAGAACGCGAAGGCGATCGAGGAAGGCAAAGCGAAGGAGCTGGCCGCTGAACTCGACGCCAAACTGAAGGCTGCGAACGCCGAGAACGAGCGGCTTAACAAGATGTTTATCGAGCGCGCCGAGGCCGTGGTTAAGACGCTGCCGGAGGCCGAGCAGAAGCGGCTGGAGGGCTACAGGTCGAAGGTGTCGATTGACGTGTGGCTCCAGATGATCGACGACGCGAAGGGTGCGCCGCCACCGATCGTCAAGCCCGGCGCTCCTCCCGCGGCCGGTGGCAACCCCGGGGTCACGTTGCCTGATGGTTTCACGCCGAAGCCGGCGACGCTTGAAGTGCTGGAGGAGATCGGCCGCACCGATGCCGCCGCGCAATTCAAGCGGATCGGGATGCATCGGGCCGTGACCGGGTCGGAGGGTTCGGGCGACGCTCCCGCCGGGGCGCGTGTGTTTTCCAAGTCGGTCAAGGCTATGTTTGCCGATATGAACCGCGTGCCCGTGCGCGCGATCGAGCCGGCGAAGAAATAGCCCAACTGCCGCGCGCCTGTAATTCAGGCGGTTTCGAGCGCGCCCCAATTCTCTCTTGACAAATCTCGCGCGTTGCCGCATCAATCGGGCATCGTGTCCGAATTGGTCTACAAGCGCCCCGGATTGGTTGGCAAGGAACCCAAGGGGATGACCCTTGCCTTTCCGACCGGGACGCAGAAGACCCGTTTTTTCCCGAACCTGGGCGTGCCTCAGATCATCCCGCAGGAAGACGCGGAGCCAAGGGCCATCCGCTGTCGACAGTGCGGGCAGCCGATCGAGGACACGTCCGAAATTTCCTCCTGTCCGGGTTGTGACTCGGACAATTTCGAGGGGAGGGTTTTTTAATGCTCTTCTCTCGGGAGAATTTGAACCATGGCCCTTACTGCCTCACGAACCACGAAAGGCGCAGAGTACCTGCGCGACATCGATCCGAATGAGATCGTGTGGCTGCCGGGCGATCCCGGCGTCACCTTCACCCGCGGCGACAAAGTCGACTTCACCAATGGCGTCCTGAGCGTCATTACCAAGGGCGATCAACCGCTCTACGTGGTCGAGAAGACCACCGTCTGCCCCGCCGCCACCACCTACGGCTTCCCGGTCGTCGGGCTGCACACCGGCGCCGAGCCGGGATCGACGGCCGACATCATGAAGTGCCTGGTGCCGTGCCGCCCGCTCTTCCGCGGGCCGATCTACCTGGAGACCTTCTCCGGCCAGTTCGACGACCTGGTTGCCGCGACGACTCCGGCGACCCCGAGCATCACGCTCACCACGTCGCCCGGCGCGAACGACGACACCAACGGCGCGATCATCTACACCTACGCCGGCACCGGCGCTGGTCAGTGGAACATCGGCGACGACTACGTCCACACCACCAAGGTTCTGACGATGCATCGCAAGTTCGAGTCCGCGGTCTCGACCGACACCTACGCGATCGTCCTCGAAGGCGAAGGCGGCAGCGTCGGCGGCATCGGCTACGGGACGCGCCTCGACGATGGCGACCACAACAACCTCGTGGTCGACGACGGGTACAACGACGGCGAGAACGTTATCTACATGGACGCTCTCCAGATCTCGAAGTACCTCAAGGACCTCATGCTGCCGGTGGTTCGCGCCTCCGACGTCTATTACTCCTAAGAAAGGAGGGGACACACCATGATCACCAGTGAATCCCTCAGCTACGCTCTCGACGAGATTGTTTCCGCGGTCACGTTTGATTCCTTCTATGGCATGCCCTTCATGCTGCCTCAACTCTTCTCGGTTCGGCCGTCAAGCCGGCGGCGCGAGCGGTTCGCGTCTCTCGGCGGTCTCGGCGTGTGGACCGAGAAGACCCGCGGCGCCGCTGCCGACAGCGACGCGCTGGTTCAGCAGTTCGAGAAGGACTTTGTGCATACCGCGTTCGGGAAAGAGATCCCGATCGAGCGCGAGTTGATCGACGACTGCGAAGTCAACATCGTCGGCGAGATCGGGGTGCAGATCGGCGCCACCGCCGCGTACACGATGGAGACGCACGCCGCCGAGGTCTTCAACGACTTCTTCGACGGTGCTACCTTCAAATCCGAGGATGGCGTGACCGTGTGCAACAACACGCACGTCAACAGCGACGGGACCACGCTCTCGGACAACTTGAGCACGACTAACGCGCTCAACACTGATGGCGTGTCGGCGGTCCGTACCGCGATGCGCGGATTCGTCAACTCCCGCGGACTCAAGGACCCGTCGATCTTGAGGCTGATCCTGGTGCCGCCCGCGCTCGAAACCACTGCCGCACAGTTGGCCAAGAGCGAGCGCACCCCAGAGAACGCGATGAACACGGCGAACGTGTTCCAAGGCTTGCAATACGGGGTCTGGGATTTCCTGAGTTCGACGACCGACTGGTTCGGCATCGACACCGCGAAGATGAAGCAGGAAGTCCTGTGGCTCCAGCGCATCCCGCTGGAGGTCTTTTCGTCCGGCGACATGTTCACCGGCACGAAGAAGATCGGTGGCTATATGCGGTATAGCCGCGGCGTCAAGGGCTGGAACTGGGTCTACGGCAACAACGTCTGATGACGAACGCGGGCGCGCCCGGGTCTCGCTTCTTCAACCGGGCGCGCTTTCGCGTAACGGGCGCAACGCGCCAGGAGAATGAACGATGCGACACACGATTTTTGCGATTCTTGCCATTGGACTGACCGCGATCCCTGCGGGGGCGCGCGAGACCGAGTTTCAGTCGGGCATCATTTCCAAGACTGCTTCCGCTACCCCGACCGTCTGTGCGTCCGCTGCCGCTGGAGACATTTGCGCGGCTGACGACGTAATCGTTGGCGACGACCTCGTACTTGAAAACAGCGGTGTGGTCCGCAACGACACCAACGGCGAGATCGAGTTCGCCGAGGGCACAGAGGATCTCAGCTTCGGATTCGGCACGTCGAATATGATCATCTTGACCAGCGACAGCGGTGTGATCATGGTCGAGCCGGCAGCGATCGATATCTTCAAGTCGATGAGCTACACGATCGATACGTTGGTCGGTGCCGGAATCGGAATGGCTGGGATCCAGACCGACGCCACCGCATTGTCGAACACGGCAGCCGAAGAGAATTTCCTCTATTTCGCCAACGGCGCGATGCTTAACGAGGTCAGCGTCACCGATGCCGGCGGCGGCGGCGCATGCACTCCGACGATGGATGCCGAGGGCCTCGATATCTGCGTCGGCGTCGCGGACAATGATGCGGTGGAACTCTGGGGCGGAATGTACGGTGCCAGCGGTCGGGCATTCGTTGCGGGCACCGACGCGATCACGTTCTGCACGACCTGGAATATCCATGACGTCAGCGGGTCGGATGCGATGTACTGCGGCGTGCGCACGATGAGCGACGCGGCGCAGGAGCCGATCACTGGGTATACCGACTACTGCGGCACCGGCCATGTGCAAGGCCAGTACAAAGTCACAGACAAGACCACTGGCGACACCGACTGCGGCGCCGACGCCATCGCCGACGACGAAACCGATACGTGGTGCGTGATCGTCTCGGCGGCGGGAGCTTGTACGTACACGGTCGACGGTGTTGCACCGAGCACGACCGACGCCCACACCCTGACATCGGGCAAACTGTTTATCCCGTTCTGCAACATGCGCAGCCACAGCGACGTTGCCGACGACACGTGGCTGACCGATTGGACTTTCTCCAAGACCAACTAGGGAGGATCATCATGAAGTGCCTGATCGCCCCGGCCGCGCTGACTCTCGCGCTGGCGGTGCTGACCCTTGCGGCGTCGACCGTTCTTGCCGTCCCGGTGGAGACTCGTCGTGTCGACAACACGGCGCTCGGATACGGCACCGTGATTACGGCAAAGGCCCTGACATCGGACCGCTACACGGCGACCGAGTCTGGCAGATGGATCAATGTCAGCGACGTTCGCGCCGTCGCGTTCGACATTTCGTTGACCGATGCTGATTCAAGCTGCACCGCCATCACCATGACCTGCGAGGTCTCAACCGAGGTTGTGACCACGAATGACGCCGGGTTTGAATACCAAGCGCCTATGACATGCTCGGGCGGCGCCTGTGTCTACGTGCAGAAGACTTGGTGCAAAGGTACGGCCGCGGCCTGTGGGCTGGGGTCGGGTTCGGCTCCGGGATCGCGCAAATGGACCTGGATGGTTGACTCGATCCCTGGCCCATATCTTAATTGTCTATTCCACGCGGCCGGGACGCCAGCCGGTACCGATCTTCTGACCGTTGTTGCCCGGGGGCTCACGCCATGATCCGGCCCATCTTCGCATTCCTCGCCGTTTTTGCCCTGTCCTGGTCGGCCGCCGCGCAGTGCTGGGACCAATCCGGGGCGGGGTTGTGCGGGGATTGGTGCGGCGACAACAACGCTGCCGGCTACGACATCACCAACATTGACGACATCTACGACTCCGCAGCGCAAAGCAGCGATGTCGCCTGCACCCCGACGCCGGTTTGGTCGGGCGGGTGCGTGCCGTTCGCGGGCGTGGGCGCGGCGAATAATGCCGGCGGGCCGGTGTGCGCCATTCCGCCGAGCGGGAACAATCAGCTCACCGGCGTAACGTGCGGCGCGGTTGCCGAGGGCACGACGGTCACGTTGACGGTAATCGATTTGACCTGCGCGGTCACCACCGTGGTCCTGACGGAGGGCGACGGGACGGGGGGCACCTTCTCCTGCAATGGCGGCGGGTGTACTGACGCCGGGTGCATTGCGAACCTGTCTGCCGTGGCTGAGGCGGCGGAGGCGGCGGGGAAATTCGGCAGCACCTACACGGCGGCCTCCGAGACGATGAATTTTTATCTCGTCCCCGGGACCTCGGTTTGGGTCAGCGCTGTGTCGAGCGACACCGATATTGCGATCGCACAGGGCAACGACGGGCAGGTGATGGTGCCGCCGGGGACTGCGGCGTTGCCAGCCTTTGTCTATCCAGGCGATCCCGACAGCGGGTGGTATTGGTATGGCAGTAACGCCTGGGGCTGGTCCGGTGGCGGCGTGATCCGATATATTTTCTCGACCGGCGGGATCAGCGTGGGGGCGCTGCCTGTCTATTCGTCCGGCGGCATACTCTCGCTCGGCTCGGCGACAGCCGTGACCACAAGCCATAGCCTGGCCAACGGCTCCGTCGGGATGCTCTTGGATTTAGAGATCGACGGCAATGACCTTTGGGTCGATAGCGCCAAAGGCGCGGGCGGCCATATGTCAAGCATCACCGAAAGCGTCACCTTTGCCAACGACGCCAGCAAGGCCACGGTCGGCAGCATCCTGCCGGACGGCGCTTTCATCTTCGGGGTGTCGGGGCGCGTGACGACCTTGCTCGCCGGCTGTACCTCGGTCAACGTCGGCGACGGGGTTGACCCGGACCTGTTCAAGGCCGGGCTCGCACTCGCCGCCGGCTCGACGTTTACCAACGCGGACGCAACGGCGGCATTCACGACCATTTCGGGCGGGTTCGCACCGCGCATCGCTGCCGGCGAGATCACCGTCACGGCAGTCGGCGGCAACTGCACCGCGGGCGTTGTCGCGCTTACGGTGCATTACCTCGATGTGACCGCGGCGACGAGCAATTAATGCCAATCGCAGGAAAAGAGTCAAAAGCCATGAAAGTCTACCTGGCAATGGGAGCGCTTCTGCTCGCGTCGGTCGCGGGCAACGCCTATCTGCTCTCAGGCGGCGAATACAAACAGGTCGAGGTCACGGGTGAGGTGACATCTGACGCCCTGCTCTCCGCCGCCACCCCCGCCTGCCGGGCTCAGGTCGCCGAGGTGCGGCCGGACGCTACCTGCGAGTGGCGCGTGGTTAAGAAATGGAACGGCACACAACTAGTGGCCTCCCCCGGTTGGTATTGCGGCGGGTCTTTCGTGCCCACTGTCACGCAGGCCTGTCTCGACGACGCCAAGGCAATCATTGCGGGCGAAGGGCAGATGGAACCATGACACCCGAGGAATGGACACGGCTTGAGGCAATGGTCGCCTCGCACAGCCCGGCGCCGGCCTGGGTATCATGGGCCAAAGGCCTCGCCGCCGCGGTCGTGGTGGCGGGCGCTCTGCTCGCGGCGGCCGGGGTTCTCTTTGTGACCAGGACCGATGCCGACGCGGCGCACACGACAATCCTCAAGGATCACGATGCCGACATAGCCCCGATCGTCCAAACCATGCACGAGGTCGCCACCGACTCCAAGCTACTCGGCCAGCGCCTCGGCCAGACCGAGGAGCGGGTGCGCGAGCTTCGAGAGGCATTCGACCGACGACGACGGCCGGCGCCCGAACCGGACCCGGGGTCCGGTCCATGATGCGCTACGGACCCTGCCACGCCGCCGCGGTCGGCGCTGCTGCCGGGGTGCTCGCCCGCTGGCTGTGGCCCTGGGCTGCGTGGCTCTATGAGAGGGCGAGACCATGAAACCTCTCGTCTGTGGAATTGCCGCCGGGCACGGCGGCGAAGACGGGGGCGCCGTGTCGGGCGACCTCGTCGAGTCCGATCTCAACCTCGCGCTGGCCAACGCAATCGTGACAATCCCTTCTGGGCCGCACCTCGTCTTTGAGATGATTCGCCTGCGCGACGACGATCTACCGCTCGACGTTCGCAACAGCATGGCCAAGCAGCTAGGGTGCGATTTCGTGGTCGAGCTGCACCACAACAGCCTGTCAGTCAACCAAGCGGCGCATGGCGCGCTGATCTTCTGGTATCGCGGCTCGGGCAAGGCTGGCTCTCTCGCCGACAAGATCGCAGCGGCCATGCCCAAGGCCCTGCAGCCGGCACGCGCGGTGCGCATCGGGCCAGTGACCGGCGGCGACTCCGACGACTACCCGCGCGCCCGCCACGTCCTCGAGTCCTACTCGGCGCCGTGCCTGGTGGTCGAAGTGGCCTACTTGTCAAACGTGAGCGATCGGGAGTACCTTCGCAAGCCAACGTCTACCGCCGAGGTGGCGGCAAGCATTCACGCGGGGCTGATGCAGGCGCCCGCTGTCTGGAGTATCCGATGACTGACGTTTCCCATACACCCGTCGAGACTCCGATCACGGCGCCCGCCGTCGAGCCCATCCCTCACGACGGGTGGGGCTCACGAAAGGTGATCATCGGCTGCGCCGTCGTCGGCCTGATGATCGGCCTGCCGTTCGCGTGCCTCCTGCTTACCGCGCCGGGGGCCACGGCCCCGATCGCCACCTTCGATCAGGTGACCTCGTTCTGGCAGCTCGCGGTGCCGAGTGTTTTGGTGCCGTTGTTCGCGGCGCTCGGCTACGACAAGCGGCTTGAGGCGGGGCGGTGAGCGCCGGTGTCCTCGCAAAGCTCCGCCAGCTCCCCGCATGGGCAAAGGTCACCGCTGCCGTCGTGGTCCTGGCCGGCGTGGCTTTCGCGGCTTGGCTCGTCTATGGCCCTGCTGTCGGCGGGGCAACGGCGGTCGTCGGGGCAATCCTCGGCGCCTTCGGCCTTGGGAAGAAACGTGACAGCGACCTCGGCCTTGCCGTCGATCTCGCCGTCGAGCGCGCTGAGCGCGCCGAGCGGGACGCTGAGACTGCGCGCCGTGGCGCATCCGCCCGAGCTCGTGCGGTGGTTTCGGATCGCGTGCGTGAGGCTCAGGCGCGGGTGGACGCTGACGGCCGTAGCGACCGCGATGTGCTCGATGCCCTCACAGCTCCGCGCCGAAGAGCCGGAGACGACGACCCTGCTCCCTGACCTCCGGCTGATGGAACCGGGCTTGCCGTACCCGTGCGAAGTCGGCGCGGACGGCGCGCTGATGGAGGCGTCCGACGGGGCGACTTGCGACCCTCACGAGCCCGGCGCGCGGTTGCTGCCTCGCCTGCGGTGGCTCGCGGTCAAACGCCAGCTTCTCGATTGCCTGGCGTATCGTGGGCTCTGCCGAGATGCGCTCGGCGAGAGCGACCGCGTGTGGCGCGTGGTGACCAGGGCCTCACTTGCTGCACAGGCGGCGCGGTTGTCGGTGGACCAGATTCAGGCGGTGCAAGCCGAGTCGACCGACTGGCCGGCATGGCGCGCCTACGTCTGGATCGTGGCGGTCGGGATCGGGTTGTTTTTTGTCGGCGCTGGGGCGGGCGCAATCGTCGCGTTGGTGTCGGGGTGATCCATGGCCTATGAGCAGATCAGGATGGCTCGGCAAAAGGTGCTGTATGACAACACCAACGCAGCGACGCCGCTGACGGCTCAACTCGTGCTCGCGGGCGCAAAGGTCACACCGGCTAGCGCGACGATCACGATCTACCGAAAAGGTGTGTCGACTGCGCTGGTATCAGCGGCGTCGATGACCGTGTCGGGAACGCTGATGACATATTCGGTTGACACCACAACCGAGGCGAGTTGGCCGATCGAAACTGGATACCGAGCCGTTTTGGCGGTTACGGTTGGGTCAGGTGAATCCGCAGTCGTTCACCAAATGCACCTGATTTTTGACATCGTGCGCTACATGGTGCGGTGTCGCGTCACATGGGATCGATTGGTCGCGATTGATGACTCGATCGTCGGCTCACTCCACAACGGAGATGAAGACCTCTCGCCGTTGATCGAAGCGGTGCGCGACATGGCGCAAGCGGCGCTTGAAGCGAAGATCGTCAACGGGAAGAAGATGGTCGAGAATTACATACTCGACACGTCGGCAACCGACACGGCCGTCGCGTTTGGCGTGCTCGCTCAACACATGCTCAATAAGGGCATGATGGAGAAATATAAAATCTATCGCGATTATTTCGAGCGCACGCTAAACGACGTTCTAGCTACGCTTCGATTCGACACGGGGCAGAGCGGTGAGGAGTCGGCGACACCTGGCGGGATTCACGAGGTGACGTTCGTAACATGACGACGTTGCTAACAGAGGTGATCGGCGCCATCCTCGACAACTACGGCGACGTGGTCGAGGGCGGCAACGCCTACCGCGGATCAGGCACGGCGTACAAGGGGATCCCCGGCACGCACTCCTGGCACGATTGGGTCAAGGACAACGGCACGGGGCTAGCGGTGACGACCGCGGCGCCGAGCACGACGTCGATCAAGCTCGCGGGGGTACCAGCGGCCAACGCCGCGACCATGATCCGAACGAGCGCCCCGCCGTTCTTCATCCTCACAACGATCGCGGCAGCCGGCGGAGTCACCGGCGCCGCGCGCAAGATTGCGTCTCACGACGGCACTTCGACTTTCGTGACCGCGGCGTTCCCCGGCAACGTCGCCAACGGGGACACCGTCTCGATCCTCGAAGGGTTCAAGCGATGCCCGGACGGCATCGATCTCGAGGGCGACGGCGACACCGAGGCAAAGGACGGATTCGATCGCCTGTTCCGCCTGACAATGCTCCCGGGCGAGCGGATGGCGTGGACGGGCAACGGCTCGGCCATGTACCGCACTACGCTTAACCTCGACCTCCGTATCCTGCGGCGCTCACGTCAACACCAGTGCGCCGAGTCCGCGCTGCAAAACGTCCAGCGGGTCGCCGAGGCGCTGTGTCGCGGCGAGCATCGCGGAAGCTACACGCAATCGCTCTTGCAGGCCGGGCCGCCGGTGTTGCTGAAAGACGACATCAACAAGGCAGTGGTCAGGCTGCCGCTAAATCTGGTATACCAGCTCGTCACGAGCTTTTTGTGAGGTCACCATGAGCAGCTTCCTTGCGCGCACGTTTGAGAACAAGCAGGTCGGGTACGTCCCGCACACGTCCACCAGCGGTGAGACCTGGGCCAAGACGACCGAGGGGACCACGACCGGCGCGGGCAACGCGGGCGGCACCACGTTGGTCAACACCAGCGGCGACAGCGGCGCGGCCGACACGTACAACGGGCAGTATTGGATCGAGATCCTGAGCGGCACCTGCAAGGGCGAGGAGCGCCGCATCGTCGATGACGACGGCGCCGGCACCCTCACGGTCGAGACCGCGTTTTCGGCCCAGATCGCCGGCTCGGTGGACTATGTGATCCGCAAGAGCCCCGAGCCCGTGGTTGTTGCGACGACGGGGGGGACGCTCTCGACCACGCAGATCAACATGGACGCGCGCAATGAGGACGACGATTTCTGGAAGGGCTACTATCTCGTCCCGCTCTACGGCGCTTGCGCGGGCGAGGCGCCCAAGCTGATCTCGGCGTTCGACCAAACCGGCGGCGCGAGCGAGGGCCTGTTCACCTTCGCCGCTTTCGTTGGCACCCCCGTTGGCGGCGATGTCTTCCTGTTGCGCAAGTTCATCGACGTCGACCTCGACCCGGGCGCCTTCACCCGCGCGTATCACGCGCGCCCCGGCGTGCGCCTGGGCCACACCCAGGGCGACGGCGTCGTCGGTGCCAAGGACGCGCCCGTCTCGTTCAACCTGCCCATCCGCCCCAGCGGCACACTCGCCGCAGCCGACGCCAACGCCAACGCAGCCGAGGCGAGCGGTCTGATGCAGGCGATTGGGCTCGAGGAGGTGGTCCAGAAGTCCGTCACGGTGGGCGCCGGCAACGCAAGCGCGAGCGCTGTCAGCATCGCGACCGGCGACCGCGAGAACCTGGCGATCGGCGGGCTCGTCTGCTGGAACAACAACTGGCGCCGCATCACGTCGCTGGCGGACGGTGGCGCTGGCGTCGATACGATGAACGTCAGCCCGGCATTCCCGCTCGTCCCGCCCGCGGCCGACGTGATCTACGCGGCCCGCATGTACAAAAAGAGCACGACCCCCGGCAACCTGCTCGGCGCCTGCATCGAAGTCGAGGTCGACGGCGTGCGCCACACGCTCACGGGCTGCAAGGGCAACGCATCGTTGGCCAATGCGGGTCACGCCGATCTCGCCTTCTCTCTCCAAGCCGATCACTGGATCAAGGATCCGAGCACCGCGGCCTACAACGCGGGCGCGGCCTACTCGACGATCCCGCCGGTGCTCGCGCACGACTGCGAGTTCTACCTCGACACCACGGCGACCGGGATGGCTGGCTTTACCGCCACGCCCGGGACCAAGGTGGCGGCCAAGAAGATCCCGGGCTCGGTCGGGATCAACGGTCGCGCCGGCTTCGAAGTCACGGGCTACGCGGCAAGCGCGACGTTCGACGAGCTGTTGAACGCCGCAGTCGACACGCTGCCGCAAGAGCTGAAGTTCACGGCGCGCACGGCCAAGGCACTGCTCGCGGTCTTCGGCTCGGCCGGCGACATCTTCGCGGTGACGATCCCGGTGGCGCGCATGGTCGCGCAGCCGGCAACCAAGAACGCCGACGGCATGATCGCCGCGCCGAACGTTCTTGCGGCACATGATGCCGGCACCGCTTTGAACAACACCACCTACGAGCGAGTCCCCGACTTCGCGTTTCATATCAGCTAGGAGGTTCCCGTGCTCAAGCCCGTCAGTATCACGACCACGGCGGCGGTAGCGTGGCCGCTCGACCCCGCCTTTGACGCCACCCAAGCCGAGCGCGAGGCGTGCGCGGCCAAGATGGTCGACGACGTCGGAGCCTGGAAGCAGTTGAAGGTCAAGGCCGGTGAGCAACCGACCGTCTTCACGATCGGTGTGATCCCGGCTTCGACGCTGACGCTCTACGAGGACCAGTGCGGCCCGCGCACGTCGCGCATGCTCTACTGGCTGTGCTTCAAGCGCGGAATCCAGGGGCTCGCTGGCTATCCGCCGGCCTGGCTCTATAACGAAAAGGAGATCCCGATGGTCGACCCCGGCAATGGGATGCCCAAACACGTCAGCGCCGCGTGGCTCGAACAGCACTTCAACGGCCAGCTTCGCGAGTGCGGGGTTTTCATCGGGACCGTGATCTACCGCTGGCAAGACCTCGCCGGGGGCGACGTAAAAAACTAATCCGGGCGGTCGAGGCCCGGGAGCTACTGGACCGCCCGATGTGTCACGTTTGCACCGACAACAACAAGCGCCGCCGAGGCTGCCGCATCCAAGGCCGCAGCATCAAGCGCGAGTCGGCCCCCGTGCGCTGGTGCTCACCGGCGTTGCAGGCCAAGGCCGACGAGCTTAGCGAGTGTCCGACAAGCTATCTCGCACGCGAGGCGCCGTGGGTCTGGGATGCGATTGAGGCGTCAACGATGGTGGAACGGATGGGCCCTGACGCCTGGGCGTCGGCGCCGCGTGCCCTTCGTACCGCGGCGCGCATCTATTCGTCCGAGATGGAGCGCGCTCGCCAGATCAACGAGAAGCGCAAGCGCAGCAAGGCCGCGAGCGAATACGGCCAAAGGGCGGTGAGCCGTGGTTGATCAGATTGTTGGCGAAGTCAAGCTCAAGGCCGACACCAAGGACGCGGAGGCTGGGGCCAAGCGGGTTCAGGAGTCGTTCACGGGCGCGATGATCAAGTCGCAACTCGCGACTCAGGCACTCAGCAAGGCCGTTGACCTTCTGGTTTCCGGCATCACCTCAACGTTCAAGGCCGCCGAGGAATACCGAGTCGGCGTCGAGAAGTTGACCCGGGCGCTGTCGTCCGCTGGCCACGACGCCAAGTATTGGGTCGACATTCTTGAACAGGAATCGTCGGCGCTACAGAAGCGCGCCGGGATCTCGGACGACACGATCCGCGATCTCCAGACGATGGCGACCAACCTCGGGGTGATGCCGTCCGAGATGGAAAAGTATATCGAGGCTGCGATTCGGATGTCGCGGGCCACAGGGCGCGACTTGAACGGCAGCCTGGAGTCCTTGATCAAGCTCGAGACCGGCGTCGTTGACCGCACCCTCAAGGTGATCCCGGAGATCGACAATCTCACCAAGGCGCAGCTACTCAACGGCGACGCCGTCAACGTCATCAACGAGAGGTGGGACGAGTTCCTCGACGTGAGCGATACCGTGTCTGGCGGGCTCACGACGCTGCGGCTGAGCTACGAGGATTTGCTTGAAACGATTGGCAAGAATATCTCCGACGACGGTACTGTGATCTGGGCTCTTAGCAAGGCCAATAGTTTGCTGGAGACAATTGACAAGTATATGGGTCAACACGCCAAGTGGGCCCGGTTCCGCGATGAGTGGGCGCCGGCAGAAGAAGAGACAGGCGGCGGCGGCAAGATCGTTGGGACCCATACCGTCACCGAGGAGATCAGTAGGGCCACTAGAAAGAGCGCGAAGAAGTCGGGCAAGAGCAAGCAGGCTCCGCTCCGTGACCTCGGCGGCGGCGGTGGTATCGATGAAGGCGTTATCATGCTCGGAGGTCTACCTTACGATCCCGTGTCGGGGCAATTTCTCCCGCCGGAACCGCCCGACCCGGCCAAGATCAAGGCCGCGGTCGACCAATACCAAGACGACATCTTCGCGTCGATCGAAGTGCGTCGCGAAAAGCACAGTCAGCGCATGGCTGAGTTCGCCGACAAGGATCTGGCCTACGCCATCGCCAAAGACGAGGAGCGGGCGGCGAATTACCAGTGGATGACCGATACCATGATGGGCGCAGCAGAGAGCTTCACCAATGCCGGGGTCGGGCTTCTGATGGATCTTGCGGGTGCGAGCGGTGAGCAACAAGCGATCATCCTTAAGCAGTTCTTGTCGAGCACAGGCGAGCAACTGATCGGAATGGGCATCCGCGATTCATTCGCGGCTACATCCGAGCTGATCGGCTCCTACGGCATGAGCCCTAAAGGGTGGGCCTTGCTCGCCATGGCCGGTGCCGAGATTGCGGGCGGTGCCGCAATGATGGGGGGGTCGACGGCGATCTCTGTGCCGTCCGGCGGCGGCGGCGGCGGCGGGACTGGCGCCGTGGCGTCGGGCGGCGGTTCGAGCGCCGCCGGCAACCTGGGCCAGATGGGCGGGGATCGGATGAGCAACACGACGGTCATTATCTATGGCGAACCCAGCGCCAGGCTCGGTGTCATCGTTCGCGACTCGGTCGCGCTTGCCGCCAATCGAGGGGTATAGCGTGTCGATCCCTATCCCAAAAATCCTACCGGCGTTCACGCTCGATTCGGCCCTGACGCTCAAGCTCGCGATCGACGGCGTAGGCGCCTTCGATGTCACAGTCACGGTCACGATTCCGGCCGGGACCTATTTTATGCGCTGGGACGCTCAATCGGATGACTTCCTGCGCGTGCTACACTTGGCTTGTTACACCGCGCTCGATGCCTGTGCGGTTGTGGCGTACAACGGGGCCGACAACGACGGGAAGCCGATGTTTGGGATCGATGCCAATCATAAGGTCACGATCACGATCGGCGGCGGACTCGACATGCGCTTCGACTGGACGCTCAATGACGGCGCGACCGTCGCTGGGATTTTGGGGTTCGACGCCACCGCCAACCTGGAGGTGACGGCCGGCGAGACCGAGACCGCCAATTGGCAGCACGCCTATGGCTGGTACGCGAGCGCCGAGGGGCAATACACGGGCGGCGTCGTCGAGGACACGGAGACCGCGCACGTCGCCCAGGCGCGCGCGATCGGCGGCGAAGTTGTGACCCAATACCTCGCCAGCATCTATGACAACCACCTGTCACTGCGCTGGCTCGAGCGGCTTGATACCTTCTCGCGAGGCGTCGGCTACACGACGGCGCCCGTTGACCCCTACGAGCGCAACCGCGGGATCGAGTGTCTGTGGCGCGCCATCCGCGACGGCTCGCGCTTCTGCGTCTACCTAGACAGCATCCTCGACACGACCAAAGCCGAAGAGATTGGGGCTTATGATTTCACGGGCTCGCTGACGGTTCTGACTGACGCGGCCAAGGGGTGGGGCGTGGATCCGCAAGAGCACGTGGGCAAGCTCCTTTTTATTGACGAGTGGGGGGACGTCGCAAGCGGGAGCGCCCCCCAGCGGTTCTATGTGTCGAGCAATACGGCAACTACGCTCACGGCGCCGAACTCGCTCAACAACACGCCGCTGTCGGGGCTCGGTGATTCGACCTACCACATTTTCGATCAGCGATACGCAACCTACGTGCTCGATCTCGCGAAGATGCGGACGTTCGCGCCGAACGAGATCCCCGATATCGACAAGTATGAGATCGACTTGCCGTTGTTGAGGTATGTCCCGTGACGGTCCAAGGAGAACTGGACGGCGATGCTCAGTCGCTTGAGTATATCGCTTGTATCGAAGGCATCGGCTGGCCGGGCGACATTCACGACTTGACTGCGGCCTGGCAGGGGACCGTGATCGCCACAGCAGACCAGGCGGGCACGCTGGCCACGGTGCTCGGCTGCACCGTGGTCGGCGGACTCATGCCGCCCGCTGCTTTCTCGGACTCGATCGACCCGGTGACGATGGATTTTTCGTTAGGCGCCGTCGACTTTGACGTGGTGAATGTCGGCGGTTGGCTCGACACTACAATTACGCCGCGCAAAAACACTGAACAGGCCGGGGCCGAGGGGACCGGCGAGCTGATGGTGGACCTGCTCTATCAGACCACGACGGTCTATATCCAGTGGGTCAACCCCGGCGGTATAGTTGACACCTTCGACGAGGGTGACGTCGCGTGGGTAGGCGGAAGAGAGGCGATTTTGCTTGGAGCTAAAACGGCGTCCGCGCCTGGCTGGCGCTACGCCGGATGCACCCGTGGTTATGTGGGCACGCCGCGCGGCACATGGGATCCGAGAGCGAGCTGGATTGGGCAACGGGCATTTAAAATTGGGACCGCCTGCTATCCGTTCTGTCAATTCTGGCGTGGTCGACGTGTCGCCATCTTCGCGCACGTGGCCGGGGAGGTGCGCGGGAATTGTGTGCCGGTGTTTATGGGCCGTTTGACCAACATGAAGCGCGTCGGTTATGGGACTGTCTGGAGTTTCGGCGCGACGGCAGACACGTTTCTCGGGCACCGGCGGACGCACGAATCACCGCAATACGTGTCAGGCGGATCGATGAGCGGCAGAACGACTCAAACCTTCATACCGCTCGAAAGATCCGAGGAGTCAAGAAACGACGGCGTTGACGCCTACAGCATCTATTATGCCTACCGCTATCGCACTGTCCCGGGGGGCGCCGCGCTGCCGGGCGTGACGGAATACGCCCCACAGGCTGAGATCGGCTCGGCCAACTGGCCCGAGACCGGAGAGCAAATCGGCGCAACCAGTTTATACTTGGCTCAGACACTTGCCAAAATCGGAGACGCCTTCATCCGGCTCATAGCGAAATGCCCGGATGCTGGCGCGCTGGTTTCCGGGTATGGGAGTGTCTGGTGGTTTTACGTCTCATATTTTTTTATTGGGGAGACCGCAGAACAATCGCTTTTGGCTTCCGGGGACACCATATTCAAACCCGGGGATAGGGTCCGGCTGTTGCTGGATAACTACCTAGATGAAGCCGGCCCCAACCGATTTACGGTCAACGGCACGGTGCGCTACAACGTTGTTGACGTCGCTTTGATTTGGATGACCTCTTGCGATTCGGAGTTCTACCGTGGCGATGCTGCGGCTGGTGGCGATGCGGACGAAGTCAACTTCACGGCCCCGGGCTGGGACGTCAACCAATGGGTTGGGTACGCGCTTCACTGTGTTGAAGGCAACAACAAGGGGCAGGCCAGAGTCATCATCTCGAACGACGCCGACACCATCCGGGTGGATTCCGCATGGTCTTCGGCGGTGCATGTCGGCAATGAGTATCAGATCCGAAACTCGATCTATGACGTCTTGCCTTGGGGCTGGGGCCTGCAATTTCACAACGCCGACGTCGACATTGAGGCGTGGGAGGATCTGCGAGACCGTTATCTGGCTAGCGCCGAGGTTGGCCGCTTCGCTGTCGGCACCGAGCCCAACACCGACTACTGGGATCTGATCACCGAAAACATCTTTCGCCCCTACGGCATCATGCCCTACGTCGACCGGGCGACGGGGAAGCTAAAACCCAAGTTCATTTTCTCGCTGACCGTTGACGCAGCCTTTGAGACGTTGGTCGCGGTGACCGATACTGATCTCTTGCCTGGTTCGTTCGAGTCGATCAACCTCTCGCCGCGGGCGCCCGTGACCAGAATCAGGATCGCAACGCGGAAATCCTCAGTCATCGCAGTGGCGCCCGGGGCCGGGAAATGGGTTATGGCCCCGGGCGGCGGCGGGTATTTTACGGGCGGGTATCATCTCGGGGAGGTCAACGACCCCACACCTGACGGAGATGGTGGGCACGTTCTGGAGATCGTGGCGGGAGACGCTGAGCTGCAATACGACGTCAACGAGCGCTCGGTACTCGACGTGACGGCGATGCTGAACGACAAGGATCATCTTGGAGCGATTGGCGCGATGCAGATGGCCCGGCTTCGCGACCTCGTGAAGCCTTGCTATGAGTCGACGATCTACCTGCACAACCGGCTGATGCTCCAGGTTCAAGCGGGTTCGTTGCTTTCGATCACGTCGACCAAAACCGGAGTCAGAGACCCATTCACCAACGCGGTGGGGCTCGCGAGTGTCCCCGCGCGCGTGCTGTCGTCCCGGATCATAGTCGAGCCAGAGGGCAAGACTCTAATCGAGTGTCTGGTGCAGTTGCTTGACCCGATCGACTCGGCGCGGGTGGCGCCTGCCTGCGATGTCACAGGTAAGGGATCGAAGGATGCCGATGAATACTTCATCGTCGATTGGGACAAGTACGTTGACAACCCTGTTGCGTACACCGTAACGGATTTCATGCTTTTTCGCCCCGGAGATTTAATCGAGCTTCGCGATAAAACCGGGGCGCTCAAAGAGGGCCCGCTCACTGTCGCAAACTTTGGCAGCACACACAAGGCTGATCCTACAGACGCGATAGATCCATGGATCTGGGTCCTGGAGGCGATTGCATCGGCAATCGTGGCCGGAGACTATTTGACGTTTTCTCCCTGGTCCGCTGCGTCTACCGCCAACATGGAGCTGTATTCGGCTTATTCCGACGCCGTTGATGAAGAGCTTGGAGCAGGTGATCCGCCGAAGGAATACCTATGACCTTGATGCGTGCTGCCACGATCCCAGCCGAGTTCATCCGGTTCGATACCAGGGTCACGGACGCAGATCAGTTTTTCAACGTACGCGACGCGCAGACGGCCAGAGAGAACCTCAACGTTTTGATCGCCCGTCGTCTGCGTCGGGTCTTGCTGTCCGTGCGGTTTCGCAGGACCGGGTATACCACGGCTGGGCAGTGGGTGTACGGCTATGGTGATCTTGGGTTGACCACGGATTCTCCTGGGGCCTACTGGCTCGGCCCGTGGCGGCTTTGGGTGCCGCCATTCTGCAAGGCCCTGAGGATCCGTTTGCTGGCCGCAAGCGACAACGCAGGCGGGGACATCCTTGTCTATCCAGCCTTGCGCGGCATCAATGGCGGGTTGGAGATATACCCAAGCACCAACTACCGCTTAACCGTAACAGGGACAGTGCCGGCCGAGTACGAGCTGGATTTTCCGCTTCCGGCATCATATAGCGGCTGTTCGCATTGGGTGGACCTGATGTTTGCATATTCCTGCGAGGCATACGGCGCGGACGAGAAGGGGGGCGCCCATCAAGTGGTAGCCTGGGCGGAAGATCGGGCCGTGGTCGCAACGGCGGCAATCAGTGGTGGGGTGTCGTCCCTGCTTTACTTTGTGAGCCCTGCGGCTACAATCAATCCCCAGCGAATCGTGCGTAAGGACACGCTGACTGTGGACGGATCGACGTACTACCGGGCGCATGTTGCGACGCCTTGGAACGTCATGCCGCAGCCGGGCGACACCTTCGACTCCAGGGCGCTGGCCGCATTCGTCCCGACCAGCCTCACCGTTATTCCGGTGGCGATTACTGATTTCGGCACTGTCGCGGGGCTCACCTAATGGCTAGGATCACTAATCCGAAAGGTCGAGTCGTCCCGGAAATACCGAAGGCTGTCCAGGCCGGCAATCCGCACACGAGCGCACTCGATATCGGTCTATCACGCGACGTGATCACGACCTGGTACGAGAGTATACGGCAACCGTGCTGCTTCCCATTCCCCAACCCCGACACAGCGCCATCGGTCGACATCGTCAGCAGCTTCACCGACTACACCTTTGCGTTTAAAGATGGCACGTGGGACGACCCATACAATCAGCCGTGGGTTGTGGGCGACGACGCGGACACTGTCCACGTCCATCTGGCACTCGTGACGGCAACCCCACTAGGTGGACTCACTATCAGGGCCGAGTCGGTAACGCTCATTGCGGCGGTTTCGACTGTCATCGGCGCCATGAAGCCCGTCCCATGGGGGAATCCCGAGAGGATCCCAACAGGCCCATGGTGGCAGGCAGTCGACGACCCACTGAATTATGATGGGAACTATTTGCTTCGCGTTGATCTTGAGATTCACGATCCAGATCTCACGCCCGGCGGCGGCGAGGTGGCGTTGGTTTTCAAAGCACAATGGCGGCCGACAGGGGAAACCGTAAGCAACGCCGAGCAGGTAAACTGCAATCTCAAAATTTTTCAGGCGAGCGTTTGGAATGAGATCCGCGATCTGGGGGACTACTGATGGCTGCTCGTAACCCCACCGAGTTCACGACCTGGTTTAATGAAGAGGCGATGCTCCCCCGAGATCCGATCGTCGAAACGGTTCCCGATCAAATTTTATCCGGCATGGAGGAGATCCTTGACAACCGCCAGCTCGTGGCCGGCGGGATGTTCTGGCCTATCCGCACGGACCAGACAGGGGTATGGGCAGCGGGGATGGAGGTGGATCGCTATTACCTTGAAGCGCCGGACCTCTGCGGCGTGGATGATGCGGCGGGGGCGGTCACGTTCAACGTGTCTGCTCGAGTTTGGGTGGATGTCGGGGTGACAGGGGAGATCCGGGTTCAGACGTTGGTCGGCGCCGGCTCAGTGGCGCACGTCTTCAACAACGTCGCCCCGGCCTGGATCCCTCTCCTCGCGCTGACGGCAGTAGGCGACGGAGCGGATGAGACCATTCAAGTTGACTTGCGGACCAACGCCGGCCAGGATTACGCCTGGATTGACGGCATTTTTATTTACATGCTGCACCAATGACGCGCAAAAAACAGGGCGCCAAATAGCACGCCGAAAAACCCTGTTGACTCTCGCTGTCGGTCTGTAGTACAAGACGCGCAACCACTATCGCTGATCTTGTGAGATCGGCAATGGAGAGAAGAAGATGACAGAGAAGAAGCAGAAGCAAGCGAGCAAACCGCGCACCGCGACGAAATTGGCGTTTGCCGACAACATCGGACGCACGGCCCCGACGCCGGAGGAAATCGAGCGAGCGCGGGCGGTGCACGAGGAGCTGGTCGACGGCGACGCCGAGGGCAATCCGATCTATCCGACACGCGCTGTGTATATCGCCGCGTGCGATAAACGCGGGCTGTCGGTCCGAGCGATCGCCGAAGCGAGCGGGATCAACCTCGGCACCGTGCGGGCTGCGATCCTCAAAATCCATCCCGAGCGTCGCCGGCCGCGGCCGCCGAAGGCCGCGTGACCCTGCGGGAAATCAGAGAGATGAGCCGGCGCGCTGCCGATCGGGTAGCGCGCCGCGCCCTCGCGCTCGAGACTGTCGCCGCTGGCCGAGACGCCCGTGCGCTTGCCGCTCGGCTCGACTGCGGCGTCGACTCCGCGCGCCGCTGGTGCCGCCGGCTTGACGTGGCACTCGGCGATACGCGCGGTCGGCCGCGTCTACCAACCACGTAAGCGCCGCTTAACGGCGTCGAAAAAAAACGCATGGCGTGCGTTTTTTTCTTGACTCCCCCGGCGCCTGCGGTAAGATGATCTCGTAATCAGGAGCTGGTTGGATCCGGCGAGGAGAAAAAAATGGCGACCTGGAGCGATCTGAAGTGGGCCGAAAAGCGCGCGGTCGAGGTTTTGACTTTGGCGGATACGGAGATGAATGCGCGTCAACGGACGGCGGTCGAGGTGCACCTGCGGGCCCTGGCGCGCGCCGCAGCTCTGCGCGAGCTGGAGGAGATCCGGGCGGATCTGCGCGCGGCCGAGGCCGACTGCGATTAACAGCCCGTTGGATCGGGCGAGGATAAGAGACGATGACGAAACCATGGCGCAAGCTGCCACTCAAGGTGTCCGGTTGGGATTGGCAGCAAGCCGAGATCTTTGTCGCAAGGGCAAAGCGCCCGTGGGGCGACGGCTGGGCGCTGCTTAGCGACGCGATCCAGGAGGCGATGCTGGACCAGACGTGCCTGGTTGTCGCGGTCTCGCAGCACCGAGACCTCGTCAGCATCGAGGCGGTTGAGCAGCTCCGCCGACAAATGCGAGTCGTGGCTGGTATGTCGCGCTGTGCCGATTGGGCTGCGTAACCACCCCACTCCCACATACGCCGCCACGCGCGGCGCGCTGCCCGGGCCTGCGCCGGGCGGTGGACGTGAGAACAACAGCGGCCGGTGGATCCGGCAGGAGAAAGACCATGTGCGAAATTTGCCACGGGACAGGGATGGGGCGGACCGACGGCGGGGCTTTCCCGTGCGGATGCGGGGATGGGCCGGACAGCCGGCCCATCAACCCTTGGCCCTACCGCATGACGATCCAGGGGCACCCCGCCGTCGGCGACGACGAAACCTTCGAAGCCGCCGGGCGGCGATGGCGCGCCTACCGGGCCGAGGACGCTGACCTGGCCTGGGAAGTTCCGAACGACGGAGGGCCGGCCATTCGCATCGGCGGCTGACCTATCCACCCATACGCCGCCCCGCGCGGCGCTCAGCCCCGGCAATTCGAGCGGGGCTGAGGTGTCAGAGGGCCGGCCCAGGTATCCCGCCTGATCCACCCCTCTGGCCCAGCCCGTGAGGCCGTGGCGGGCGGGGCACTATCGCGCGGCCAGAGGATTCCGATGCGTCTGATCGAATGGCAGGTCGAGGATTTCATGCGGGTCAAGTCGGCGCTGATCAACGCGGACGGCAAGCGCATGCTACGGGTCGGCGGCGACAACGGCGAGGGCAAGACCTCGGCGGTCCGCGCGCTGGCCTGGGCGGTCGGCGGCGCGCAGTACGCGCCCGAGGTGGCGATCAGGCGCGGCGCGAAAAAGGCCGAGGTGTTGGTTGACCTCGGCGAGGTCAAGGTCGTCAAGACCGAGACCAAAAGCGGGCCGTCGCTTACGTTGACCGGCGCGGACGGCGAGACGATCCCGCGTCCTGCCGAGAAGCTCAAGGCGTTTCGTTCGGCGCTGACCTTCGATCCGATGTCATTCGCGTCGGCGCCGCCGGCAGAGCAACGGGCGACCCTGTGCGCCGTCGCCACGGTCGACACGTCGGCCGTCGACACGGAGCGCGAGGAAGCGTTCGCAGCGCGCACCGAAGCCAAGCGAGACCTGAAAAAAGCAGAGGCCGTTTTGGCATCGCTACCGCCGGCGGTCGACGCTCCCGATCAAGAGGTTTCGATCGCTGCGATCGACGCCGAGCGACGCCGGCTCACGACGGAAAACGCGGAGCACGCCGAGCGGCGCGCAGCCCTCGCACAATCGCGCGTCGAGTACAAATCGCTCGCCGATCGCGCAGCCGAGGCCGAGGAGGCGGTCAATAACGCCCGCCGACGAGGAGAAGAGGAAATCGCCGCGGCTCGAGCGCGGGCCGAAAACGCGGTCGAAACGGCGCGCACGAAGGCGTCACACGCCGAAGCGGAGCGGGTGAAGGCTGCCGAGACCGGCGCTGCACTCGCCGCCGAGGTCGAGGCGCTGGTCGATCACGACCTTTCTAGCCTCGACGCTCAGATCGCCGGTGCGCAGGATCTCAATCGAGCCGTGGCGAACAACCGAGCGCGCAGGGTCGCCAAGGCCGACGTAGACGGCAACGCCGCCGAGGTCAAGCGCCTCGACCGCGCCATCGCAGACGCGGAGGAGGCGAAGGCCAAGATCCTGGCCGAGGCCAAACTGCCGATCCCCGGGCTCGCGCTCACCGACGACGGGGTGACCTACAACGGGCTGCCGTTGTCGCAAGCGAGCACGGCCGAGCGCACGCGGATCAGTGTTGCGGTCGGCTTCGCCCTGCACCCGCAGCTCAAGATCCTCTGGGTCGAGCACGGATCCGAGCTGGATGAGAAGAATCTCGCTCTCCTGGAGCAGCTCGCCACCGAGCATGACGGCCTGGTGATTGTCGAGCGCGTTGGCACCGACGCTGGCAAGGCTGATGTCGTGATCGTCGATGGGGAGGTGGCGCCGTGAATTTCGCACAAGGCATCCACCGCAACGTGCCGATGGCTGACTACGTCGCCGACCGGCTCACCGACAAGCCGTCTCTCAGCAAGAGCACGGTCAAGACGATCTGGGAGCGGTCGGTGCTCCACGCGACGCACGCCCACCCGAGGATCGGAGGGCATGACGACGGCGGATCGCGTGATGCCGACACCGGCTCAGCGATCCACGCGCAGGCACTCGGCGGTGCGTCGATCCACTGGATCTGCGCGCTCGGCAAAGACGGGGTGCCGGTCGAGGACTACCGCACCAAGGCGGCGCAAGAGGAGCGCGACGCGGCGCGCGCCGAGGGGCTGATCCCGATGCTCCAGTGTGAGCGGCCGGCGGTCAAGGCGGCAGCGGCCGTGCTCGACCCGTACATCGGCAAAGACGACACACGCGAGGCGACGGTGCTCTGGCAAGAGCCAGGCGTCTGGCTGCGGTGTCGGCCCGACGTGCTCAGCGAAGCCGCTAGTCGCGTGGTCGAGATCAAGACCTGCACCAATGCCGAGCCGCGGAGCTGGTGCCGGCATTCGCTCGGCCAAGGCGGATACGATATCCAAGCGGCTCTCGCGCTGCGCGGGTTGCGCGCGGTCACCGGAGAGGAGTGGTCGTATTCGTGGGTGGTCGTCGAGACCGAGGCGCCGCACGCGGTGTCGGTGATTCAGCCGTCGCCTGCGATGATCACGATGGCCGACGCCAAAATCGCCCACGCGATCGAGGCGTGGCGCCGCTACCTCGACACCGGCGTTGCCGTCAGCTACTCTCCCGAGCCATGGATCGCGATGCCGGCGTCTTTCGAGACCTACGATTTCGAGGAGAGGATGGCCACGCGATGACGATCGCCTATTCACCAGCCGTCAACAAGCCGGCAGTCCTCCGTGTGTTGCTCGGCCTCGGCGGGCCTACCGGGAGCGGCAAAACCTACTCGGCGATGGAGATCGCCAGCGGGATCGCGAAGGGCAAGCCCTTCGCCGTGCTCGACACGGAGAACGGGCGGGCGCTGCACTACCGGGCCGATTTCAATTTCGACCACGCCGAACTCTCGCCGCCGTTCCGACCCGAACGATACACCGAGGCGATCCGCGCCGCCGAAGGCTACCCGGCGATCGTGATCGACTCGGGCTCTCACGAGCACAACGGAGACGGTGGGCTACTCGACTGGCACGAGGAGGAGCTTGAACGGATGGCCGGCGACGACGACGCCAAGCGCCAGCGGTGCGCGATGGCCGCGTGGATCAAGCCCAAGGCCGCACACAAGGCTTTCGTGCAGGAGCTTCTCCGGTCGCCGATGCAGGCGGTGATCATTTGCTTCCGCGCCGAGGAAAAAACCAAGCCGATGAAAAACGAGAAGGGCGCGATGGTGCCCACAAACATCGGCTACCAGATGATCACTGAGAAAAATCTCCCGTTCGAGCTGACCGTGGCGCTGATGATGTCCGACACGGTGCCGGGCGAGTACAGCTTGATCAAGTGCACCAAGCACCTTCTGCCGTTGTTCGACGGTCGGCGAATCACGAGCGCGATCGGCGACGGGCTGATGGCGTGGGCGAAGGTCGGGCAACCGACCGGTGGCGCACCCGGCGAGCGCGATCCTGTGCGCGAGCGCGAACCCGGCGAAGACGACGACAAACCGACCGAGCAACCGCCGCCGGTCTCAAAATCGAATCTCGCCGACGCGATCAAGGGGGCAGCCGAGCAACAGATCGGGCGGGCTCGGAAAATGATCACCGAGGCGAAGTCAATCGAGGACATGACGGCAATCGGCAGCAAAATCCAATCCATGGGCTTGCCGCCGGATGCAATTCAACAACTGCGCGCGATGGCGACGCAGAAAATTAAGGAGTTGAAAAATGGCCATTCCGCGTGAAACCAAAGACGCCAAAGATGCGCCGGATCCGGTGGCGGGGGAACAGGACTTCGTGATCGTCGCGGCGAAAGAAGAGACCTACTCGAGCGGCAACCTCGGGCTGACCTGCTCGCTCAAGGTCGAGAACGGGGCGATCTGCTTCGCGCGCAACGCCTACACCGAGGGAATGCTCTGGCGGTTGCGGCATTTGTGCGAGTCGATCGACTTGCCGATGGAGCCGCCGCCCGAGGCGCGGGCGTTCGTCGGTCGACGGGGTAGGGCGAATTTCAAGGTCGAGAAGTACCAGGGCCGAGATCAGCTCGCGGTGGTCGACTACACCAAGCGCGGGGATGCGGCGGGACGGCCGGCAGAGAAGACGGCGGAGCCGACTGGTGAGGATTTGCCTTTTTAGGGCGGAGGAAACCATGGCGAAAACAACCAACCAAGACGAGTTCCGTCGCGATGTCCTGCTGCGTGCCTGGGACCACCACCTTGTGACGCTCAAACCCAACCCGGCGCCGCTCGCCGATCCGCGTGTGCTGCGGCCGGCACCGAGGCCCGACGCTGTGGTTGACTTGTTCGATTCGCGGCCAGCCCCCGACATCAGCCGCCCGCTCGCAATCGGCGGCGCCCTGACCGTGATCTTCTGTGCGCTGGCCTTCGCGGCGCTGGTGCTGTGGTCGTGAGCCGGGGCGTCTCGATCGAGCGCGCCGAGCGCGCAGACTTCGGCCTGCCGCCCGACCCGCCGGACCCCGAGAGCTATCGCTGCCACGACTGCGGCGAGTGGTGCGACGAGGACGAGCTGGTCTGCGGGCGTTGCCCGCTGTGTGGCGGGCCGTGCTCGAGCGAGCACGAGCTTGCCGCCGAGGCGCGAGTGGAGCGGGCCATCGAGGCCGCAGAGGGCCGCTGGCTGGGTCTCGACGAGCCGGAGGACCGGCGGTGGTGGAGGGCCCCGTGACCGCCCGCTTGCACATCGTCCGCGAGCCCCGCGCCCCGATCGTTGCGCGCTGCGCCTGCGGCGAGGAGTTCTCCGAGGAGCGCTGGTGCGAGCTGCCCGACCGCGCCGTGCAGCGCGACCTCGACCCCGCGTACGACCGCGAACTCCGCCGGTGTTGGTGTGGCGCCCCGATCGGCCGCCCCCTCGCCGACTGCCAGGCCGCGGTCGACGTGCGTCGGCCTGGGTGGGTCTGCCTCGGGTGGGACCGACTGCTCAGACTTGTGGGGATGAAACGATGATACTGCTTGAGAAAAACCAACCGCCCGGCATAGTGCCGGCGCAAGGAGAACAAAATGCCAGGAAAAAAACGGACAGAGGCGCTTGCAGCGAAACAAGACCGCAAGGCCCGCGCGATGCTGACGCCAGGCGCGGAGAGCAAATACGCGCGAAAAAAGAAATATTGCGATAAAAATGGGGTTTGGGGGTTTGAGGTCGCAGAGCCAAAGCCCTGGAAATGACCGCCCGGCATAGTGCCGGCGGGCGGGCGGCGACGTTGCTCTGTTTGGGGACCGCCGCCCGCCTTGAAGCGAGAGATGTGACGAGATGGAAGAAACGATTGTGGTGTTGGTGCTATTCTCGCCGATCTTCATCGCCGACGCACTGATCATTATTTGGCTGGTGTTCAAATGGTAACGCTTGCAGCGCTCTCGGGCGGCAAAGACAGCACGGCTATGGTGTTGTTAATGGCCGAGGCCGGCGAGCAATTCGAGTGCCTGTTCACCCCGACGGGCGACGAGCTGCCAGAGGTAGCCGAGCACATCGATAGAGTGATCAAGCGTATCTGCCGCCCACTCGTGAAGCTCGACGCTAAACCGCTGTCTTTCTGGGTCGAGAGTCAGAAGGCGTTGCCGAACTGGCGGCAGCGGTGGTGTACCAGGCTGATCAAGATCGAGCCGTGCGTCCGCCACATGAAGAGCCTGCCAGAGCGCCCGATCTTGTGCGTTGGCCTGCGGGCAGACGAGCCGGAACGCAAAGGGCTCTACGACGACTGCGCCGAGTACCGCTACCCGCTGCGCGAGCGCGGCCTCAACAAGCAAGACGTGATCAACACCTGCAAGCGAGCCGGTCTCATGCCGCCGGCCAGGACCGACTGCGCCCTGTGTTTCGCCCAGCGGCTCAGCGAGTGGCGCGAACTGTGGCGGGAACATCCAGACAGGTACGCCAGGGGCGAGGCATGGGAGGCCGAGATCGGGCACACGTTGCGGTCGCCTGGGCGGGATACATGGCCGGCGCCGCTGTCTGAGCTTCGCAAGCGATTCGAGGCTGGCTACCTGCCGCGTGGTGCGACAGACCAACTCGACCTGATTGACGACGACCAATACGAGGATGAAGGGCCCTGCCGGGTGTGCAGGCTTTAGCCGTTCAAGGAGGATGAAGAGATGACGACAGCAGATCACGTCGGGCACGGAATCAGAGGAATACTCGGGGCCGGGGCAGACGAGGCTCCTGACGACGCTGCCCGCCGGGTGGTGCAGGAGCGCGAGGAGTGGCGCAAGTCCGCCGCGTCGTGGCAGAAAAAGTACGAGGCAGCCGTGGCCGAAGTGGCGCGGCTGAAAGCTGAGGTTGCCCACCTGCGCGAGGA